AAGCATTACATAACTCAATAGCAGTCCTTATTCTGGTATTATCACCAGCCTCAGCTCTAACTACCGTTGTGACCGATATCATAGAGTCAGTGTCTAGAGATAATGCTAACCGGCTCATCCCTTTAGACTCTCTAATGCTTCTTAATTTGCTGGCGACTGGCTTACGTTGTGGTGATAATCCGTGACCTTTCATTTAATTGCCCTTTTGTGGTTAATAGTTATTATAAGAACTTTCTTTTATTAGTTTTACAGATGAGTCGACCAGCTTTAAAAACTCATCAATTCTTGAATCAATCATCTTAAATTCTTCTTGTAAATCTTTTGGATGCAACCTGTGAATGAACAATTGCTTTCCATCTGGGTAGCCTTCACAATAGCTTATAAAATCAATCCAATCTTTACCAGTCAGCTTTAGGTTTCCTATACATTGCCATTTGTATGCAGGGTCAACATTTTGGCGCTTTACGTTGTTAAAGTGAACACCTTCAATTACTGACTTTATCTCCACCACTCCGTCAAATGTTAAACCGTCAGGCGAGCAACCGATATCATCATTACAGAAAAAGCCGCCCTCTTGGACTTCTGAAAAGGTTGAATATTCATAAAGCATTCTTGCGATAGGCTCTTGCTCGTGACCGCGTTCCATATGCTCGTTGGTATAATTGTTTGAAATTGTTCTACCAGTTATACGCTCTATCGCAATACTGACTGCTAGCTTTTTTGCCGGCTCTCCAAACGCCTTACCGTAATTAGCCATGACCTTGCCGAGGTTTGAACTAGTTAACCTTCCAGCCCTTAATTCTAGCCATTCATCAGTGTTTTGTGCCACATCATAAAACTTAAGCATTTTTGCATAGCCTTATTATTTCTTGCTGATTCTCTTCTGATATGTCCGCCCGTTTTAGAACTGCGTTAAAATTGCCATCTCTAACGTATGCGGCTTTTGCGTTATTCCACATATTTACATTGTTAGGCGTTATCACAGGTTTAGCCTTTCTAACTGCGTTAGGGCTTATTCTCACGCCACCAACAACCTCACCCTTAAGCTTTGCTTGCTTATCGATATAAAGCTGTACTGTTACATTTTGCCAGTTTTCAACAAAGCAACTACCTGTTAAGTTTCGCATAACCCCTGAATTAGTCGCGTTCAGCACAAGCGGCTTAATACCTTCTTGAAAATATGCGATATTAGCGTTTATTTTCTTTCCTGCCACCTTTGCGCCAATCTCTTGGTTAACGTGGGTTATAGTGAATATTAAATCCTTACCTTCCTCCAAAAAGTCCTCGAGGTCTGCTCGTCCAAGATGGTCGCTTTTGAATACTTTTCTGTAGTGTGTTTTACTCATAATCCCCACCCTAATAAAATATTATCTACAATGTCTGGAGCTGATGCGCCCACCATAAGAATAACTAGAATACCTAGAGTTTTGTATATTTTTTCTCTGGTTGTTAGTTTCATAACGCCATCTCCCTTGCTTGTTTAGCTTCATAATCGCCGTCACGCTCTGGGTTTGCGCTCTTGTATGCGATTTCTTGCTGAACTTCATCAATATAGGCTTTAAACTCGACTATTATTAATCGCTCTAATTCCTTAACAAACTTCATAGGGTTTCTATTAGTGATAGCGTCGGTTAGCTCGTCAAGGTCAAATTCTTTACCCTCTGGAGGCTCGTAACTAGCATTAACTTGGTCGATTATCTCTTGGTATTCATCAGGATGATTGACTTGCATAAAGCCTAGGCTTGATAACGCTTGCTCGTCTGAGATGTACGTTACATCCTCTAGGCTGAATTCACCTTCTACGTACCGCTCGAAAAATGTTAATTGACTCACTTAATTTATTTCCTTAACTTTTCAACTTAAACCTAGTATAATCTAACCATTCAACCATTACAAGAGTTATTTTAATAATATGAAAAACGTTAAAGTTATTAAGTTAGCATTGATAAAATATAGAGTTAGCACCGCTGATGCTGCTGAGTATTTTGGTATAACAACTCAAAAGGTTAGAAATCAAAGCAACTCTAACAATCCAACAATGAACACAATCAAAGCTTATGCGCAATTATTTGGAATTAAACCTTCTGAGCTTATAGCTTTAGGCGAGTGAGTTAGCATATCTAACCCTTCTATCAAATAGAATGGTTTTCACAAATTCGCTTAGCTTCCTCAGCATTGTTTGACTTGCCGATGAACTCTTTTTTATAACTACACATAAATAACGTGGGTCTGGCATCTGTCCAGCATATTCTATATGGGCCGCTGTCAGTGTAGTATTTGTTTTTTCGTTGCCAGTTCAAAACATAGCCTTTTGTCTAGTTTCGTTATCAATGCGCTCTTTGGCTGCGTTAAAGTAATCTTTGTCTAGCTCGCACCCTACAAAATCAAAACCTCCATAATGAGCCGCTATTGCGCTTGAACCGCTACCTAGATGTGTATCTAGTATTCTGTCGCCTTCTTTAGCGTAATGTTTTAATAAAAACTCATACAACTTTAAAGGTTTTTGTGTGGGGTGAATTCTGAACTTGTCTTGCGGTCTTATTTTTATTAACTTCGATGTTGTCCCTAAGCCCTCACTCAGCGCCGCTATTTCACACATCGACATTGTAAAATTTTCACTTATCGTTTCCTTTTCCCAAACCACAAAACCTTTGAATTGTGGCAATTGAAAATTGTTGGCCCCCCAAATTATTTGATTTTTGCTAACCCTTATTAACTCATCAAAATACCTTTTATCTGGCCTTCCCTCTAAGCTTTTCATGCTTCCGTTTGCTCTCATATCTTTGGTTGGTTGATTTTCGTCCCTATAGGGTGGGTCAACAATAGCCAACTCAAAAGCGTTATCCTCAAGCGCTTTCATATACTCCACGCAATCGATATTATGTAACTCAATCATTATTCGCTATCCTTTTACTTTGGTGGCTCTATCCAGTTATTGTTATTCATTACTCTTTACCTCTTTGAGTTGTTCAGGCCGGATCACCTTTGAAATCTTGCACCGACTCTCATACTCACCCAAGTCCCAATTGTCGCCAACCATTTCTATCCAATCGTTAAAATAATCAGGGTGCTCGTCTTTTTCTTTATTAAATTGGTAAAGCTCTACGAAATACCATCCGCTTGCATATTTACTCATTGTTTTTATCTCCTAATTCTGAATTGTTCATATAATAAACCGACATTATGATATAGCCATTCTCCAAGCCAAGTCCTGAGTGAATATGCGTTATCCCAAATAGATACTGAATACCCCATCTTTCAAACATTAATGTATCATCCAACTGATAATCTCTATCATTGTATCTAATTTCAAATTTCTTCTTTCCTGAGATTAAATTATCAAGATATTCGTCTTTTATTTTTAATTCATGTATCACAATCCTAACCTCTCTTTAATGTTAACCGATTTACTCTGCTCTCTAAGCCTATCTAGCTCCTTACTTCTATCTTTTATCGGGCTTGGCTTAAATGATGCGCTTCCCACTGCTGGCTGTGGTGAAAACTTCTGGTAGTCTTTATTCTCGATTACCTCTTCAAGCCATGCTTCTTTACTGATGTAAACTTCTGCATTCTTTCTTGAAGGGTATCTAGCATCTTTATAGGTTGATTTGATATATTTAGGTAGATGCTCGAATATCAGCTTCTTTTTCTTATTGCTTAACTTATTCCATCTAGTTCGGGTAGTTTTGAGATTTCCTTTCTTTTCGTACATCGTCCAGAATTTTTGAAACTCAGCTTCTTTTTCGCCATCAGTTTGAATACCTTCGTATTCCTGTAGGCGCTCGTTAAGGTAGTGAACTTCGTTTTCTAGGTGTTTATGAGAGTTTTCTAGGTTTGTGTAAGCCTCTATAAAATCGGCTCTTGTGCAGGTTTTTAGGTCTATCACACCGCCCCCTTGATTTTGATCATTTTGTCAATATCTTCTGGGCGCTTGGCTGGGTCTGAGTTCACCAGCAGGCCGCCTTTCACCTCGTATTCAGTATGTCGACTACTTACAAAGGTGACTGATTCGGCGTCTACACATTTTATAACGCCTTTTTTTGCCAAATATAAAGATCCGCCACCTTGAAATGGGCTATCAAGACATCCTGAGCATAAAGCTGCCAAGACGATAGTAAGTAGAAATTTTAATTTGATCATTCTATTCTCCAGTTATTAAGTTATAGGTTGTCTAATCCTGTAAAATCGGGGTCATTTGATAGCTGCTATCTGAGCAGTCTGTAATTAAAAGGTTGTTATCAAATATGCAGTTATCTTTTGGATCGATTACTGTTATGGCTTTCGCCTCATTAAATAAAACTAATTCGTAGTTCATGCATACGGGCATATCGCCAACAAGCAGCTTTATTAGTTTCTTTCTTATATTGTTTATCATTCTTTCCTACTCCTGTTTTTAGTTAATAGTGGTTATTCTTCAAAGCAGCTCATTTCATCTTTATTAATGCATTGAAATATACCATTTATTCTACCTCTACCCTTTCCGCAAAACTGCACCTTCACCGGAGCGCCTTCGTATGGAGGGTTTTGCCTTTCCCACCATTTATACCCGTCCATTTCTACTATCTTGCAATCAATGTAATTTTCACTGTAGTCAAGATGTTTGCAGCCTTTATGTGTTTTTTTGCACATTTTTCCATTCTCCAATTATTAAGTTATAGGTTGTCTAACCCATCTTTTGTGATTGTTTAATCAATTCTAGATCGTGCTCATTTAATGATCTTGCTCGTTTCTCATCTTGACCTCTAAACGCCTTTACTAGATCAAAGCAGTCCATAGAGAACCATTCGCCCCGAACTTTGTGTTTTTTACATCTTCTGTGTAGTTTTTTCTCGAGGTTTCTAGCCGTCTGAACGCATTTACCAGTGTAGTAACTCCAAATCATTTTTAAATCTTTCGGGTTTGACGTTTGAAGCTCTTTTATTCTGCTTTTTGGATTGTAGCTCATGCCAAGCTTAATCATCTCTCCATCAGATATCCCATACAAATATTGCTTCTTATCTGTATTTTTTGATTCTCTAACCGCTTTATGCCTTCTAATAATGACGTCCGCATAATCCCATTGAGATGGCGACAATCCATGCCTACGCAAATACCAAGTTATTAGAGAGGACGCGATCGACCTATCTTTCTCATCAATTGTTTTTGATTTAACTATTCTATGCAAGTTCGCCATCAACTTTTGTTTCTCTGTTAAACCTCTTTTTGCTGATTCACTCTTCCACTTTTTCTTTTTAGCCATATCTTCCCCCTTTCCCATAGGCTGGTAAGTTATCTAAACTCACTAAACCTTGGTACTCGTTACCCTTTTATATTTCCCATAGACTGGTCCCATTAAACGACCTAGATACAAGTAGTCAGCATTGCTAGGATTTATAAAGCCGTATTTAATGTCTTGCTTTCCTGACTCGTTTTCATTTCTGCTGAACAAGAATCTAAATTCTCAAAGGACTTGTCAATTAGCATATCAACGCCACCTATTGAAACGGCATCGTCGGAATTAATATTCCCGCCAGTTATCTCCAAAAGGGACTTAAACCCAATCTGTGACAAGTGGTCGTTGATATGCTAACTATTTACTGAGGAAACTTGAGGCGAAAAAAAAGACCTTAAGGGAACCCAGTTGAGACAAGCTTGATCTAGTTACACACAAACGAATTACAACTAGGCTTTCTGAGTTCTCTTAAAGTCTTTCTATTATCTGTTTGTGTGTTTTTAAATCTTTGCTGCGTCTCATTTCAGCGTTTTTAATTATACCTCATTCTTGGTTATTGTCTAGTCTCCTTAATAAAATCAATCTGGTTTTCGTCTTTGCCTAGCGTTAATGCGCTATTGAACAACTCATTAATCATGTTATATGTAGACTGTTGAGCATCTTCTGGCAACAGGTTTATTGTTAGCGTTGAATAGGCTATAAAAGCGGTTTCCAAGTTGATCAACCTAGCCTCTAGCTTTTCCTCTTTAGTCATTCTTCTATATCCTCTTTAGTTATTAGTTTTTGTAGGCACATCATAATCTCATCTCTACTTAATCCCTTTCCATACTTAGCCCACCTTCTTACGTCAATATCAATAATCTCCTTTATACCCTCCACTAGAGACTCCCTGTCTACGTTAAAGTGCTTGGCTATTGCTATGGAGTCTTGCTTGTTGAAGCTAAATATCTCGGGAATTAAGGTAAACTCTAGATGTATTTCGTCATCACTATGGCTAAGTAATAAAAGTTGGCCATCACTCCACTTATAGTTTTCTATGCTCATTGTTTTGGCGCTCCTATAAGCTTAATTAACACGCTAAACATGTAGGCTATCAGCATTAAACCCAAAGGCATGATAACCAGCGCTATAAGAAGGCCAAAAAGCACCCTAGCATCACCTATTGAAAGCTCAATAATGGCGCCAATAATCATAATAAATATACACATAAACATCGGAGAGTAAGCTTGGCTATTAGCGCTAATCTCTATAACCGCCTTTTTAATATCGCTAGATACAATTTCTTTTAGCTGGCTCATTGTTTGTTATCCTCTAATGCGTGACTTATGCGATTATTATGACATTCAACTATTTTCACCCTAAGTTTTTTAATCTCATAACCAATTCCGCAGAGACCTAGGGCGATAAGACACAATATAAAATTCATCATTTATTTACCCTCACATTCAATAACTATTCGATTAGGCCGCTTTCCCTTGTGTGGGATGTCTTGGCCATGCTCGATACTGGTTGATTTAGCCTTTTGGCTGAATTCGCTTTGACATGTTTTAATGCCTGACTTTGCTTTTTGCTGAGAATACACCCCAAAGGCAAAGCCAAAACAAAAGGTTACAATTACGTAAAAAGTTACAACTACAATCAGCCCCATTACTCCACCCCAAACATTTTAGAATTAAGAACCTTGCCGTTAATATCATTGTATTTCGGGTTAGGCTTGTGGATATCTTCTAGCTTATCCATTGCTTTATCGATACTCGTACGCTCCGCTTCCATATCGGCTATTAAGCTATCAACCATGCTTTCTAAGTGTGTTAAACCTCTTCCTAGTAGGTTGACCCGTATTTCCTTTAATCGTTGAATGTGGCTCATTTCGATAACTCCTTATTATGTTTAATTAAATCGCCTAACTTCCAGTAGTTGGCGTTGTGGTTTTGCTTTGTTATTTTCACCTTCCCATCCAAATCTCTAATTTTATAGGGCGCTGGAATAAGGTGTTTTTTAGTGTATTCAGTAACAACCCAATCACTAGAGCACTCTAAAACTCTAACCATATCTTTAGTGGTTAGGATGGTATCTTCACCTCTAAAGCGCCACATGGATAGGTTTAATACTGGCTTGGTGCGTTTTTTGTAGGCTCTAGATTTTTCAATATCGTTTCTAAAGTTAGCCTCTTTTTTGTCAGCGTCGTAAATCTCGTTGCCCTTTGCTAGCCATGCATCCACATCAGCTTGAAGCTTTGCGCTTTCTTCAATCTTTGGCGCTGCGATCGGAACTCTGTTTTTGCAATGCTGGATTCTACTTTGAATGGTTCTCATGCGAATAGACTCCATCCAATTAAAGTTAAACCTGCAATGATCAAGCACCATGTTACTAGCTTGATTACCGCTAAGCCTTCGTCGTAATCGTTATTCATTTATTATCCCTCTCTATCTTTTCAAGAATTGCTCGTCTAGCAAATTCGCTAAAGTTTGGGTGAATGCGTTTTGCCGCCTTCCACTCATCCTCGTAAATTCTCATAGGTTTGACTAATTTAGTCTCGCCAAGCTTTCTAGTTTTGTTTTGAAATTTAGACAATCTTTTCTCCTTCGTGTTACGTTGCGTAATACATAATAGATAAAATAATACCCGCTGTCAAATTTAATTTCGAGCGGGTTGGTCGTTTATGTTTGTTATACCGTTATGGCTCCAAAGGTTTTCCATGTTCCAGGCGTTCCAGCGGTCACGCAAACCCAACCCATTGTTCCACCCGCTGTCGGCGATGTGTTATAGACTATATCGCCTTGCCCCCATATTTTTGTTGTCGGCGCAGCAGTTCCAAATAGTATGCTTGGCACCCTGTCAGAATTGGAGTCCGGTATATTAACAAAAATACATGACGAGGCAGTTGTTGCGCCTTTCAGGTATGGCCCGTCTATATTGCCATCAAGGTTCCCATGTATGTGTATTTCTGTCGCGTCATTTTCAAGCTTCACTCCCCAGTCATTATTGTAAGAATGAACGTTAACATAACCCCTGTCGCAGTTTTCTATCTTAACCCCTGCTCGATTTGTTACAGTGGCCTCCTGCCCGTTATCAAAAAACCTGCCAGTTATTCGTATATCGTCGCAGTTTTTTACCCAGCACCCATCGTAATTACTAAAACTTCCCTCACACCCCTCCAACGTTAAATCATCAATATCTTGCATATTAAAACCGTAACCGTTGGCGGCTACTATGCCGTTTCCTGAATTATAAGCTTTGCAGTTAGACATTCTAACTCTTGTGTGCCTAGTTCCGCTGCTTGATGATGACGAGAATCCGTTCGGACTTGTCGCTTCATCGCAATCGTATGCTGTGCAACCGTTATAGGTTAAATCCTGTACAGCATCATTAGTACCTACAATTGTAAACCCTTTCTTACAGTCTCTAGCGTGACATGAGTCAAAAGTGCATCTACGTATGCCGTCTAGAGCGTTGAATGCTGATGAGTTGCTAGTTCTACCGCAATTAATACCTACGCAGCCGCTAATAACGCCATCTGTAGTAAACTCTGTAGAGCTTCCGCTCAAATATACCAAATGATCATCTAGATCTATTCCGAGGCAGCTGTCTATAGTAAAGTTGTAGGATTTTCTTATATACATACCCTCGCCTGGATTGCCAGTAGTGCCGGTTATATCTTTGAATAAACAGTTATTAATAGTAAAGTCAAATCCAAAAAAGGTGCCAAACCCTGCGCCATAAACATCAGTGATTTTAATGTTACTAATATTATATTGACTGCAATCAGCTAGCCCAACACCCCAAAATGTACTTGTGTTATTATTTGCATCGTTCCCATCTAAAGCAAAATCACTTAAGCTGAAATCAGTTATATTACTGTCATCGGTATATATTACAGCTGGTACGGTGTTAGATTGAATTGAGGTTAATGAAGCCACCGAGCCATTGTTTAATTTTATTATAGATTTCCATCCGTCACCTCTTAACTTAACCCCTGTCTTTATTTCAATAGACGCGCTTACTATATAAGTTGACTCGGGCATATACACCCCGCCGCCGCCAGCAGCAGCTATATAGTCAATGGCTGCTTGTATCTCTAATACATCATTTGTGACCCCGTCACCAGTAGCGCCAAATTGACGAACATTAGCCACCCCTCCAACCCTCAACACAAAACACTTAGTCGCATCAACAGTTGATACGATAATATTATAAGTGTTTGGCAGGTCTACGTTTGGGGTGGTTCCGACTGTTACGCAATCATAAGTTCCGCCGCCGCCACTACCGGTTGAGAATTCTGCTGTCTGAACTACATCCCCAACTGTGGGCGCTGCTAATGCAGCCATTGCCGATGTAGTAGTTGCTTGAATAAAATCAGCGCTTGCTACTGTGCTAGCGTAATAACTTAGAGCGCCTGTTGAATCAAAGCCTAAAACCTTACCAGCTCTAGTTGCCGGAATAGCTAATTCAGTGTTGGTTGAGTTTAAAATAGAATCTGTTTGACTAGCTCTAATCGCTCTAGTGACATCTGACTCGTTTTGTTGCATGGCCATCCATAGGCGATCAAAGTCTGCATCAACTTCCGATTCCAAAAACGCAGCGTTAGCTTGATAGTTGGTTACCCGAGATAAAGCCATTGACCGGTAAATAGTAATGACATCACCGGACGTTGCGCCAGTCACAAAGGTGATGTTTCCGCCTGTATCGCTACCCACACCAGATACAGTGTAATGCGTTGTTTTTGACAGCGTGGTCGAGTTTTGAACGACTGTTATATCATCCTCATCAAGTATTTCAAAAGGGTACGGAAACACTGTTTGTGATGCGGTGGCGGTATATTGAATTCGTGTTCCATTATCTTGCACGGCCATTATTTTATTGCCTCTTCTAAGTCTGGTGCTCTACTGGGTGTAGCCTTTCCAGGCTTCCACCAAAATTTATTGCCATAATCTCGCTTTTGCCTTTTTTCTGCTGCTGCGAATTTTTTCTTCATTTTTGGATCAGCTAATAATGCTAATTGGTCAATTATACCACGCTCTACAGCTAATCGTAGATACCACAGCGAGCCGCCAGGAGTATACCTTGCGCCAAACTTTATAGCCTCACCTGCTGCGTTTGTATCTTCTCCTTTAGCTGCTTGCTGAATGTTGCCAACTGTTAACTTACCAAAGTCGTCTGTCATGCCAATTGCCGGCCCCATCATTGAAGATGCTAAACCACCCCCGAACCTGTTTTGGTCAGAGAAGAAGAAATCTCCCATAATGCCTAAGCCGCCACCCTGAGTTAATGCGGCTAGCCAAAATTTGTCATCATTCATGTTTCTAGGGTCTTTACCCTTTGCAATATCTTTAGCTTGCAAGGATAACCCGCCTATAATAGTAGTACCTGCCACCATTGCGCCTAAATAAGCCACTCTATCCATTTTCTTGTTCATCATAGCGCCGCGGTATAGGTGCGTAGTTAAAAGCGTAACAGGGAACGATTTAAACATAATAGCTGTTCTAAATAACTCTCCAGGTATTGTTCCTTTTTGAGTCATGCCGCTTGCTATTGCTCGCTCCCTTGCTCCAGGCGTTGGGACAGCTACATCTGATTCTTGCAAGATCATCCCCATAAACTTTGAACTTAAATCATCCTTTTGGTTTTGTGGAATATCTAAACCTTGAATAGCTTCTGTTGCTAAAAATTTACTTCCTTTAATATCGGTTGGTTTTGCGCTTCTAATAACATTCCATTCATCACCAGAGATACCTGCTCTTTTTAATGCGCCTCTTAACCCTTCATCTAGTTGATCAAAGTTTTTAACTGCGTTCTTAGCAAAATGTGCGGCAAACTCCATACCAAAAGCAGTGCGACCCGCCTCCGTCCAAGGCGACAATAAAGACGACCTCATAACAAAATCATTCATTTTAGCAGTGATACCTTTGCCGTAGACCTCAGTATATCGGCTAGCGCCAATACTTCGAGACAGCCAAGCCTCTGCTACTAGCCCAACTCTAACCGCATCTTTGCGACCCTCTGCTGAACCTGCAAAATTTTTCATCATGCGCTTCATTATCTTTGTTGTGGGCAGGCCGTTGAATCTAGCGCCCTGTCTAATAAAGAACGCATCAGACCACGCAGACAACCAAGCCCCGCCAAGCAGCGCTGAGCTAATAACATTTCGAGTGGCGCCCAACACAGAGGCTACTCGCCCAACATTTTCTAGTGAACCCATGCCGGTCTGTTCTCTAAATACCGCCTCTTGAAATTGTAGGTTTCTAGGGTTTACGCCTTCTTTCTTTTGTAAGTCTTGAAGAAATTTGAAAGCTGCGTTAGGGTTTGGACCTAAAACTTCAAGCATTGCTGTGTCATTGGCGATCGCTCTTAAGTGGTCTTGCATCATGGAGTAGATATCTTTAGAGCCGTACTTATCCTGATAGGCTAGCCACGAGTCGGCATCTTTAAAACTGAAAACCCTTTCGTCTTGTCGCCTATTGGCCAACTTAGAGCCTCCTTTAGCGCCTGGATTAATCTTACTTGCCCCGCCTGTTCTGATAGCATCCCAAGACTCTCTTAGCGCCTCTCGCGCCTTTTCTGGGGTTAATTCTCTACCTAATGAATCAGTTAATGGTTCGATTAGTTGATTTACATCATTAAACCAATCATCAAAACCTGCTCGACCTACCATTAATGGATCATGATGTTGCGGCAATCTCCAATCTTTACGGTTTTTAATATTTCCACCAGCTCGGTTAAATCTTACTCTTGCACGTTCTGATACTTTAGACCATGCTTTAGCAAAAGCTGAGGCGTTAGCATCGCCGGTAGATTCTTCAAATAGCTCTCTGACCATCTTTCTAGCGCCTTCTTTATCTTGCTTTAATCCTGCAAGTTTAGAGCGGTAGGCGTCCATCATATCGGTTAATTCGCGTTGATAGTCTCCAAATATACCTAGCGACCTAGCGTCAATATTTGAGTATTCAGCCTTGTTGGTTATATCTCTAACTATTAGTGACATTACGCCAGCATTTAAACTGTGTTTGTGTGAGCGTGCTTTTTTTATAGCGTCATCCAGAGCTAAAGCCTGTAAGGCTGTTTGGCGTTTCTTGATGATTTTATCTTCGATAGCTCCACGGATTATTAAATCTTCATCAATACCTGATTGGTTAAGAAGGTTGTCGGCTTCTTCTTTGGTTAGTCGGCCAGCCTCTAGCGCTTGATTTACGCAGCTTTGTAAACTCATTGAGCACCCCGCATACACATAGCTACGCCCTCTAATGAGGATATTTGATCGTCTAGCTCTTTGGTTATGTTTTTAGCATTTCTTGTTTCGATTACCACAGCCCCCTCTTTATCAATTTTTACATCTAAAGGTATTTCAGAGTCGATCTTTGCTGCCCTTGCGTATAGGTCGGCATCGTAAGCGCGATCAGCTTCTGTTAGTAAATCACTGTATATTTTCTCATCACCAACTCTTGGCGCAATATCAGCTTTGACTGCTGGAGGCTCAATCTCATCAATTGGCTTTTTGAAATCACCCCAATCAGACGCCTCTTTTAACGCTTCGCCTGACTTGTCCATATGTGCTTGATATTGTTCTGGGGTTATATCTTTTCCGTGTATTGGCTCATGGCCATCAATAGCTCTCTCAGCCGTATAAACAAAATCATCCATTTGTTTTATGGCTGAATCGCTACCCTCTGGCACATCAACATTTTTTAATACTATTTCTTGAGCGTCATTAACTCCACGTCTTAACTCTTTAACGTAGGTGTAAGTATCTAACCCGCTTTTACCTAAGCCGGTTAATAGAAACCCACCTAGACCAGCCATGGCAGCATTTTGGGCTATATCCCAATTACTTAAGTCTTTATTTAAATAAGCAGCATTTTGTTTTTGAAACTGAATAGTGGTTAGCTCTACACCGGCACCAATAAGCCCCTCGGCTGTTGATACTTTTAATATATTGGCTATCTTGCTACCGTTAGCTGCTACGTTAACCCCGCCGCCAAAAGGAACCATAACCGAGGCTAAAACCGCTGGATTAGTAAATGCGCCACCGGCCCCGCCTATGAGCTTGGCTGTAAAATCCTCACCTCTTGCTGATATAGATTCTGCTGTTTCAACTTCGCCTAGTATTCTAGCTTTTGTTTCTGATTTTAGTTCTTCTGGCTTTTTTAAATCTTCAAAAGAGTCTAGCAGGTCGCTGTAGTATTGTGCGCCTTCCTCGGTAAAGTGATCGTTGATCTGCTCTTGGCCTATGCCGTTGTGCTTCATCGTGTAGTATTTTTCAGCATTAAGCCTGTCATCAAAAGATAAGCCTTCTAGCTTTGATACTTCGCGCTTTATAGAGTCGTTCTGAGTTTTCTTGATACCTATACCCATGCCATAGTAAAACTTATCAAACTCTGCGCCTATCTGTTCTGTATAAGATGGGGCGAAATCATCAACTGAGCTTATACCATTGATGGAAGCTTTAGATAGCAGGGTTTCATTACCTTTGGCGAATGGATTACTCATTGATTAGCCGCCTAAAATCTAAAACGTATGCCTTGCCATCATTGCCAACTAGGGAACCCTCACCGATTTTAATGATGTATTCCCCGGGGCCTACTGCGTGAAAAGTGCCATTGTCTTGTATCTGCTCTATAACTTCATCCATTTCATCAGCTGCAAATGGCAATATTTGATCTTGTTTATTAAAGCTTGTGATAGATAGCCCCTCTATCATATCTTCAAACTTGGATTCAGTCATACCTCGAACCGGCACGGGCGTTTTAACATCGTTATACTCAACAATTCCACCGGTAACCGTGTTGATAGCTTGTTCTAGAAGGTCGTCATCGACCATGCCTGACTCATCAGCCCCACCCTTTTCTGCTGAAATTGCCGCGTAAGCTGCTTTTATTGCTTTAACACTTGCTGCTCTTTGTTGTGGGTTTTCAATGTAGGTGTGGCCTAATGCTGTGGCTATTGACATATCAAAACCGCTCGATGGTAGTAAAGCTTTGCCGCCTGCTTCTTTTAGTAGCTCTTGGCCTTGAAGAATTAAATCAGCATTGCCGCCATCGTTAATGATAGCCCCTGATAGCGCCATCACATCAGCACCTTTATTTGCAAATTGCTCTAACGCTGGAATAGATTGATCGCCCAACCCTTGAACCATTGCTGATAGTAATTTACCTTTGTCGTTAGCTGGTAATGAATTATATAGACGCCCAAAATCATCAGCTTCACTGTTAGTAAGTGGCGAAATATCTTGCTTGTAATGCTCGCCTGCCTCTAAAGCAATTGCCTTTCTTTCGTCTAAACCGTCAATAAAGCCATCAATATCTAGCTCGCCACTCTCGTCGATTAGCGACAATTGGCCGATATTTTTAATGCCTTGCTCTTGGTAGTATTCAATGCCTTTGCTTTTTATTTGGCTCTCAACCCTTGCGTTGGCTTTTCTGATGCTTGTCAGCATCTCGCCACCCTCAATGGATAGTTTGGCTTGCCTTTCTAGGTTTATTAGTTCGCGCTCTTGAGCTTCCCTTGCGGCTCCAGGTAATAGTGAAAATGTATTGACTTGCTGAGCCTCCATCAATTCACTATTTAATTCAGCCAAATCAATAGAATCTTCGCCGGTCATTAGATTGACTTGTTGTGATCGCTCTATAATTAAATCGATTTCTTCTTGGTTAACCTTAATACCATTATTTAAATTAACTTTAGCCGCTGAGATTTTCTTGTTTAAGGTTTTTATCTCACCCCTTAAGGCTGCTTTATTGGCTGATTTTTGCCTAGTTAACCCATTGATTGCGGAATTTACTGTTGATTCAGCCTTGGCTATAAGCGCGTCTTTCTTTTCGATAGGAAATTCTTTATCAAATTTTCCTTTTAGTTTATCAATATACTCTGATGCGTTTTTAATGGTTTCTGATGTTGGATTCTCAGTTAATAGGCGATCTATTTCGCCAACCTCGGAAGCCACAATTGATCTATGGATAGTGTTTGTTTTAATGTTTTCGGCTTCATTTGGTGAAATTTTTCCAGACTCCACCCATGCATCCAATTCAGCGTTGGCATTAATCATCAGCCTTGCATGTTGCTCAGTATCGCCCTCTCTTGCTGAGTTTAAAATCTCGTTCTGCTGAGTCTCTATACTTGCTAATGCGGTAGCTCTCTGTTGCTCTGATTCGCGCTTAAACTGGCTATTTAGGAGCTTAGCATGGCGGTTTGATATAGATGAGTCAATATCCTGCCCCACAAGCACGGCTAACTCTTCTGGCATTCCAGTAAGTGTACCTTTTCGCATGCCTGAGGCAGCAACTTTGAATGCTTCTGGGTCTAGCTTGTGTTCTTCTTGTAGTCGGTCTAGACTTTCTCGGCTATCCATTGATACTTGCGCTTTATGAGCTAATATCGCCGACTGATTGAAGGATTGTCCAAATATCGTGTTATCGCTTTCCAATTCTGGGCTTAATACTTTGCCTTCTTCGTCACGCTTAACCGATTGAGCGCCAGCTAATGCGCCCTCTTTTTGTCGAGTTTTAGCAACTTGGTTAAAAGCGAGCTCGCCTACTTGGTCGGATAATCCAGCAAGCATGCGTAAGTTTTGGCCAGTAGTTTGGTCAACCCCAGTCGGTTTTAGCTTTCCAGTGAATCCTATTTTAGTCTGAGCCATTATGACCCCTGATAAACTTTTGATGCGCCTTTCAATAAGGTGCTTGTTGCTTGAGTACTGCCCGCTTGCCTAACATTTGCACCCATACGCTTTAAGTGAGCCTGTCTAAGCCTATCGCTTAATGCGTTTAACCCTTCGCTAGCGGATGATTGTTTAGCGCTTTCTAGAGCTAAGCTTTGCGGTGTACCTTCTCCAGTTGTGCCGGACATTGCTTGACTTACTACGTTGGCAGATAACACTTTATTTAATCGTTGCCTACGCTCAACCTCTTGAGCTTCTGCGCTTAGCTTTTCTTGATCGGCTTGACGCTCTAATTCAAACTGTTGAGACTTGGCGGCGTTCTTTTGTTGTTCAGCACTATAAACCGCTGTGCCTGCATATAGTAATAGCATTAATGGGGCGGCCATTATGAGGACTCCACTTCAAATTCGATACCTAGCACCGTCATCGGTGTAGGGTCTGGACAGGTAAAAGTCGGCATGCTTTCTCTTTGCCATCCTGCTGTATCATAAACATCATCAATTATACCTGAATAATTAACCGGCGGCGCATCCAGCGTTAGTGTGCCAAAGCTTCTGGCTGGTATATCCTGACCATCAATCTGCATACCCGTGGTATTTAATACTCGAACATTCATTCTTAGTATCTTTTTAAGGCGCATCTGGTTAGGCCCACTACCGATATTGGTTGATAATGGCATCGGTTTAAATTCTGGGGTAAACTTAATGCCCACTTCTACCGCTGAGTAGTTTTGAGCTATTTCGCTAGCAGTCAATGTTACTTGGCCGCCGCTTACCGCCCTTTCATCAAGAACAATACCATCAGCAACTAAAGTAACTGTCTCACCCTCTAAAGCGTCTAAGCCTGAAATAAATCCTGTCCCGTTGCCCGTGTGAGACATGTCCAGCTTAGAATCGAAGTTCCACTTTTCAATAAAATAAGACTCTACGCTATTAATGGTTCGCTTGTTAACCATATAGAGACTGTCATCAACTACTGATACATCGGTGATAAAGCCACTGGTTGTCCATTCAGTAAAGCCGTTAATGTCTTGCGATCTAAGTGTATTAAGAATAGTTGCAGTTCCATCGTTATTGACAATAAACACCCAGTTAGCGTCATCTGACGTCGCCCCAGACAATACCGCTACATCAACTGGTGACTTTATTAATTCAGGGCTAAGAACGCTTATATCCTCTGCTGAATAGGTGTCCTCGTTGAAGTTATAAACGTATCGCTTTAGGCTTTTACCGTTGCGACTGACAAAAATAGTAGCTCCATCAATCTCTTTAATCTCAAGGTTAGAAGAGCCTCCCGATTCGGGTTGTGGGGTAATTGCTACCGATGATGGGGTAATAGGACTTACATTAACAGTAAACTCTGAGCCATCAGTGAATATTTGCAGGTTTCTTCCTGGGTAAACGTCGATAATATCATTCAGTTTTCTGCTTGATATAGTGGTAAATATCGCATCATCATCATCACCTTCATCTATCTCGAAATCAAACAGGCTGCCTGACTTAGATAAAAACAGTGACTGCTTCTTAGCTTTCACACCACCAATAACTAGTCGACCCTCATAGAAGCAAGCTGAACGCGGGTAACCTCTTGTTGCGCTCCATACATCCTCCTTCCTTGGGGAGCCGCTAACCGACTTAGCAACAGCAATCGTTTTAGAGGCTGTCCCACTAGTAGCGAATGCAGAGAACAGCTCGAAATCTTTGGTTGATTCACCGCTAATAGTAATTGTGTAAGCGGCTGCGCCTGTCCTAGCTACTGATACACCTGTTTCGCCTGTTACTGGCATATCTTGTATATTCTTCTGGATATTTAACGCTGTGGCGCTTCGCTCGTCTGCTGTAGCATCTCCAGCATAAGTGATGTTTTTACTTAAAACGCCCTCAATATCTATTTGGAAAGTATCACCAGCAACAAAGCCCGTGAATGTCATTATCTGAACTTCGCTAGTTGGGGTAGGGCTTGACGCATCATCGAAGTCATACTGTGGAATATTGAAGAATGGCGCATCATCCAGCTGCCAATCCCAATCAGTCCCAAGGTTGATTAATCTTTGAGTGGCTGTATCCTCGTGAAATAACAACATAACTGATTCGGTTTGAACATCTCTTAGTGTGGATAGTTGAGACTCAATATAAGGCATCTTTATATCAGCCACTCTATTCTCGGTCTCTTTATCGTAAATAGCGCAATTCCCATCAGTAAACACGCACAAGTAATTCTCATCCTTAGATGCGCTAAAATCCTTTAATTTAACTGAGCTATTGTTTGCTGTTCGCTCTTGCAGGGCAAATTCTGATAGAGTAAATTTATTGGTAGTTAAATCTATACCATCCTCTTTAATTAACCGCCAGTACCTATGTGTGCCACCAAGATAGGTACGCATATCCCTAGCTTCTGTGCCAACTTCTCGAATGGTTGTCCCTTGCCAAAACGAGTTATCATCTGACCACTGTACAACCACATCATTTGTTGAGCCTGATACCGTTAAAAAAATACCCCTTATATCAGCAAATTCAACCGTTTTTGCCGTCCCTAAGTCGTAATGGGCGATCACATAGGGGTCAATAGTGGATATATTGGTAGTGGTTGTAGTTGATGTTGAATCGTTATCATCGTTGATATTCGCCGCCGTACCACCTTCTGGCATTGTTGGCGTGGTGGTTATTCGTGACGTCTTGAAAGAGGCGGTGTCAATGTAATCAGTTCCAGGTCGACGCTTTAATCCGCCTTGAGGGATTAGTACAATATTCTTACCAACCTCTAAGCCTTTGTAGTACTGCTCAATATCGGTTCGACCTTTTATTAGAGGCGATAATACACCACTATTAAAAGATGCTTGAATAAATCTTGATTTGGCCATTAAGCCCTCACGTCAACGAAAGGTCTATTAACAATAGCTGATTGTGGGTGCTGCATTGAATCAGTGTATCGGGCCATTCTGGAGGCGTTTACATACTCTTGCCCCATTCTATCGGCTGATGCCGCACTATCCCTAATGGATGATGCAAAGTCCCTAGCAAGGGCGTATTCAATCATTTTAGAGAAATACACAGGCCATTCTGACTCAGCTACGTCTGCAATATAATCACAGTACATTGCTTGCGAGAAGTTAGTGTAAACCTTGTCACCAAATATTTGATAATCTAGATTTGGGTTTAATTTGACTAGCGCTATCATATCTGTAGGCAATTGATACGCGTTTGAATAGTCTGAGTCTATCGGAGTGTCAACTAATAAGGATAACTGAGCTTTACGTCTAGCGAATCCCCATCGGTGTTTTGATAGTTCATTCTTGACAATGTTGTCATAAAGGTTAGCCGCAACTACTTGAGCGCGGCTGTTACCAGTTAAAGTATTGATAGGTAAATCACCAATCAAAATAAGAGCGTTACTAATAAGATCAATCTTACTCGCCATGATGATTACCTATTGTTATGGATTAATCAGTATCGGTGACTGCTAATACTGTACCATCTGCCACATCTACAACGCCTGATGCATTACTTAGCACAGGGAATAGAATGTAAGCCGCTGTACCATCTGTATCTACTGCACCATAAATCAAGTCACCAACTCGCAATGTTGCTGAAAGGTTATTGAAATATCCAGCCGTATTGACATCCGCTTGAGTGTCTACAGTGGTGTATAGGTGGATAGCTGGCGCTGTGCCAGTTGTATCACCGTGTTTGAAATCAGTTAAAACTAAAGCCATTTTAATATCTCCTATTAAACGAAAGCGATTCTGGCTAAGCCTTCAGGATCGATGATTGCCGCTCCAGCTTTTAAGTTACCATTACATAACCAACTAGAGCGCTCTGCCACCCAGTCGACCCCCATTGATTTCTCTAAGCTTGCTGCCGCCAAGCCAACCGCGCTAGGCGCATAAGCATAAGCAATCAAACCAGAGCCACCTAAACCACCTTCAAGTCTACGAGCGCCAACCTTGATGAAATTGAACCCCATGAAGTTAGAAAGTGACCCACCAACAAGAGACTTAACAGTGTTAAAGTCTGATGATGTGGTTTCAGTGTTAGCTAAAAGAGATTCCATTCCGGAGCCAGAAACAACAATGTTGACATCTTCGTCAACTTCTAGATCGTCATAGTACGCCCGTAGCGCTCTAAGTTTAGCCGCTGTAAACCCTGTGCCGCCTGCCGCAATATCAAATGCGGCACCATCGGTTGCGGTTGTGTTGTATGAAGATTCAGCAACGATCGTGTCGATGATAATTTGATCTTCCGTTCGACCCATAGCCTTGCCAATAGTGGTAGCTAGCTTTGATTTTTCATCAAAGTTAACAGTGGCTTGGTCGAAAATATCGGTATACTCTGGGTGTTCCCAATCTTCCAAACTGGCAGTTGGTAACCCGTGGGTGATATTCATTGGCACAACTACAGAGCTTGTGCCTGTTCGCTTGTGCCCTTGACCTTTACCCATTAAACGAAACTTATAGGTGTCACCTACAACGTTTCCTCGATATTCTACTGTGCTTCGCAACTTTGAACCGCCTTGATAGGCTGGCTTGACCATTGAGTCAAACTCGGTCTTAGCTGCTGTTGATAAGAACTTACTCATTTTGAATTACCTCAAAAAGTGAAATTAATAATATTTTCTTGAGGGTTTTTATTGGGTGTCCCGTCTAAATGGGGTCAACTAAAAACCTTTACATTTAAACGGGCCTAGAGATAGGGTGTCCGAATTGATTCTATTTTACCATAGTTTTAGCCTATTACAACTCTATGCTCGCCATCACCTACTAAATCACGCCACATTTGTTCAGCCTTAGCATTATAAGCTGCATCGGTTGAGCGTAATAGCCGACCGCTTTCGTCCTTAGCGTTAGAGAATTTTTCCACCTCCTCTAGCGTTAAGCCTTGAGGTTGTTGGGCTCCCTCTTGAGCTATCTTAGATGGTGCGAATGATTTAATTAGAGTCTCGGCCAGTATCACATCTTCGGCCGTTGTGATTAGCGGGGCTACATCATCATACTTTGCGCCTAGCTTGTTCTTTAGGGCGGTATCAACTTGCTGCAGTCTTTCTGAGGCGTTATCCCCAAGCTTAGCCATTTCAGCCTCTTGGTTGACCTCTTGGCTTACTCCAGCCTGAGTTGAAAGTAATTCCCACGCCTTTTCTAATCCTTGCTGGCTCATATTGGTTTCTTTGCCAAACTCTACTAACTGGTTGAATAGCTCATCCTCAGACTCAATGCCTTCTGGAGTAGCATATCCGTCTTTAGGTGCGCCTGTGAATGATCCAAACTGCTTTTCAAGCTCAGTGTAAGCTTTAGCCTGCTCTGCTACTGTTTTGTACTTGTCGCCTTTGTACCATTCAGGGCGCTCGCCATCCCCTTTAACACCATCAGAGAGAAAGTACTCACCTTCTCCCAGTTCGGGGGCTGCCGACTCAAGTAATGAGCTTGTTTCTACTGGGGTTTCTGTTGATTCTACTGCTTCGTTGTTTTCTGTATCCACTGTTTTGTCTCCTAGAATGAACCGATTGGTAATGTGTCAAACTTTTTATTGTTGTTGTATAGGTCAAATGTTCTGTATCTTAAATCGTAAACCACTTTGTCAGCCTTTTGGTGTTTGGCTGCTGCAATAAGCTTATCCTTGTCAAAGCTTACACGCCTAAGGAATGGCATTGCTCGCTCATCAATTGTCAAATCAAAATCATCAGACGACTCAAGAGCTGCTAATTCTTCGATTAACTTAGCCTCTTTTTTGTTCCAATAGCTTTTAATTCCAGCTTCTTTAGCTTTCGCCCGAAGTTCTTTTATATCCACTATAATACCTCCGCTCTTTCCATTTGTTTGATCATGTATTTAACCACTCCCGCCTCGCCGTTCTTATATGCGGCTTCATAATTAATATTAGGGGAATTCATAGTTACATCGTTATTCATAATAAACACAGTTGATAAGTGCTGCATTACTCTCACGCCATCATCTGTCTTAAACAATCGACTGAACGCCTGCGCAACGTTTGCAGCCTCTTCTCTCTGCTTAGCCTTAGCATGCTCCGCTTTCTTAATATTTTCTTTTGATGTAGTTGCATCTATTTCTTTCCAGTCCATTATACGGCCTGCGGTTGTTGTGGAGCTTCTTCTTCGATACCTTGCTCAGCTAATGCGCCTGCGGCCTGAACCATCTCTTTCTTTTCAGTTTCCGTTCTGCTTAGCTCTTGTGGTGAGCCTGTCTTCTGTGCTGCCCAAGTGCCGGCATTCTCGACTTTAAATGATAGTTGAACAGCTTCATCACCACCGACTGCGCGAGTAAACTCAACGGCTTGCTGGAATGATAGTAAATCCTCTGCATCTTGCGCTCTTGCTAACGGGGATGTGAACTTAATAGCAACTTCTCGACCGCCTATCTTGATTGGTTGCAATATACCTCTACGCACTAAGATTGAATGAACGCGCTTAAGAATGGGAATTAATGCCTCGGTTTGTATTCTTCCGAATGCTGAACCTATGCGCTTGGCTAACTCTCTTGATTCAATAGCAAATTGTGTTGCCGATACCACAGAATCGTCAGGCTCTCTAATATCATTGAATAATGCTCGACGTACATCGTTTTGCATATCTTCGACAACGAACAACCCTAGATTTAAATCAGTTGAGGTGTCTAACCTTTGCAATGATGGATTCTGTGAGTTATTTGAGCCAACTGGAATCACAATACCTGGGGCGATTTTAATATTATAAGGGTTGGTTACACCATCATCGGTTGCAGTCCACATGCCAGATAAATCAATAGCTGCCTTGGTTAGCATGTATTCTTTGGCTTTATTGAGTGATTTAACATTGGGTAGAACGTCTAACACTGGCCCGCGCCCCCTAACTTCGCCTGATGTTTTAGAATATCTAGCAGTAACCATGGGTGATGTATCATTATATTCATCGACAAATGATATAGATTCTTCTTCGTGAACCCATACGATTAAGTAATACTTCTGCTCTAAGTGATCAAATACAACACCTTGGCGAACATCAACCATCTCATCGGGTGAGTCTTTAATAAGTTTAGACATCTGCAATGACGGCTTAAATCCTGCCCATTGACGCTCAAGGTTCCTAGCTTTAACCTTAAGTCTCCACCAGTGAGTTTCAATAACACCTCTTGGACCTTCTTCAAATGCAATGCCTATTTGTGGAATAGCTTTGAATATGACCGGCATTTCGTCGGATTCATCTTCTTCAATGCTCATTGTCGCTGTGCCAATCAACAAATCTAGGCCAAACTCGTAGAATTGAGTGGCAAAGTTGGATCGGTTGATAATATCGAATGTGATAGATGCTTGTTCTTCTAAATTCTCTCGAATATCTTTCTCTGATATGTCGCCTTGAGCTGCTTCTATCTGCCTTAGCACTTCTCCTGATGGCTCATAGTTAGCCCACCTAGCCCAGATTGGAGCGATATTCTCTTGTAGTTTAGACGCGCCTATTTTGATAGATTCAGGCCCAGTACCGTCGAATATGCGATCCATTTTCTTTTGGCCACGACCTTCTCGGTTGAATAGGTTTCTGTTGGGTAGAAAGAATTCGTAAGCATCATCGAGAGTATCTTCCCATTGAGATGATTCAGCAAATGCTTTCTTTTCTCTAGCTTTTAGGTCTGATAGCGAGCCTAGATTGTTTGGTATGTTCATTTTCTCGAATAAACCCCTCTAGTTGCCCTATTGGGTGAACTTGAGCCACCTGAAACTCCTGCACCTCTAGCGCCACCAAGCAAACTGCCTGCACCACCTCCGCCTGATGAGCGCCTCCCTCCTACTGCCTCACTGACATTTCTTGGTGCGCCTGACAGTAACGAGACATTTCCAAGCTTACCTCTAGCTAATGCTGCAAACTTTTCCTCCGACTTCTCTATCTCTTCATCAAGTAGGCGTTTGTTTCTTGTCTCTGCGGCTAATTCTTCGGCTGTTTTTGGTTCCTTTTTTGGCTTTTTCTTTTCTTTCTCTCGGCCGACTAAGCTGATGTCTTTGTCCCACTTAAATAGACCCATTGTGCACCTTCTTAAATAGTTGATAAGGGGTTAAGCTCCACGACTTAACACCAGTAATTAGCTTTGTAAAGCCGACGCAGGTATTCAGTGATACCCATCTTTTTCGCTCTACTGCCTGAATTTTGACTATTATACCGTTTTCTATGAGAGTTGCATAATGATTGACTGAGTCTATACGAGTAACGCCATGACCTGATTCATACTTGAGCCATTTATTACCGTCTGCTCTTATGACAAAGCAATGGCTAAATCCATCCTTTAGCCACCTCATCCACCATAGCGGGCGCTCCGCCTCTTTGAATACGATGTACATATCATCCGAACACATTGAACTCTACTTTCATGCTGCCTGCTTTAGGTGGTGGCTTGTGAGTGTTTTGCTCATTCCATCCTAATGCTAGGGTTTGTAATGCGTCTGCTCCATGGCTAGCCCAATCGTGCAGTGGCTGGTCTTTAAATACGCCTTTCTTATCATCCCATTCATATTGGTAGGATGCTAAACAGTTCAATCCGTGCTCAGCTCTTGTGTCGTCAATGTAAAGCCTTGGGAATATCTTCCTAACTGCTCCATGACCTTCTGATTTGGCTCTAGGTCGTTGAACCGTTCTGAATGCTATACCCATTCTAGCAGCTGTCGATTTACGTGTTTTACCTGTGGACAACTCTCTAACCTCAATATCATGCGGGGCTAAGTGTTGGCCGTAATGTATTTTATGCTTTGCTTTAAACTCTTGTAGGTATTGGATGTAGTGCTCCATACCTTCGTTGTGATTCTCGTAGTAATGAATTAAGCGTATTTCATTGCCTATTGTTTGGAAGAACCATATCGACATAGCGTCACTGATACCTAAATCCCATGCAGTGTGAACTTCTAGCATTGGATCGACTGGTATTGATAGTATTCTATGATCATCTCTAGCCGTTGATAATTGAGTTGAATAAATGGCTCCAGGTATCTGAGCATCAAACGAGCAGAAGTATTCTTGCTGTATCTTTTCCTCGCTCATTCCTTCATCGCGTTCTTGTTGTATTATTTCGGGACCTATTACTGGCGAGCCATCGTCACGCTTAGTGTCATTAACTGTTAATAGCTCACAAAACCATTCTTTAGTCTTTTTAGCCATTGTGTATAACTGATAGCCGTGATTCTTACCTCGAGCAGTGTAGATAAATACAGCCCATCCACCATTCTCTGCTAACATCGGTCTAAAGTAGTCCCATGCTTGAGGGTTTGATATTGAATATTCAGAGAACACAATTCCTACTGGATTAGAACCTACCATTGCATCATAATTGTCAGAACCTACTAATTGCCAGATAGAACCATTCTTAAGCTCTATTAGCATCTCTTGCTCATTGGTACGTTTGCGGATTGATAAAGGGAATGCTTGATCTATTATCTTTCTCCCTTGACCATCGATACCATTCCATATCGCTTTACGGGCTTGAGCTATCTTGGGGAGGCAATGCCAATAGATACCTTTGCGCTTTAACATCATTGAGGCGGTAAAGTTTAGACTCATTGAGTCCTTACCTGCTCGACGATGATAAACAAGGCAAGCCCTTTTAACTCCACTAGACATTGCTTGAAAGAATGGCAGCTGGTAGCTTCTAGGGTTCCATTTGTAAGGAATGGTTATTTCAGTCACAAAAGTATTTGTTTAGTAATTTAAGCTCTAAAACCACAATCGCACACATGATAGGTGTAATTATAAAGGTGTATGCCACAATCAACAGCACAACTTCAATTAAATCAAGAATCATTGTGTTCACCACTGTAATCAACTAGTTTAATTGTTAACTCACCCCCGCCATCATTCGCTATCTCTACGTTTTTAATATCAGGTAAGTACTTGTTAATTAGCTTTAATTTAGTATCTATGACTTTTGATTTACGAGTTATATCAGTAGGCTCTAAGGTAATACTTAAATCATCTAATTCTTCACATATTTTAATAACATGCTGTAAATGACCCTGTGACGTTAATAACTGTCTTAGATCTTCTTGCCTTTCTGCTCTACGGGCTTGTTTAGTTGTTTGTCCTTTCTTAGGCATCGCAAACCTCCTTCCATTTACTAGTAAATAGAACCCCTTCCTTTAGCAGGTTGAAATGCTGGGCAATATGGATAGCATCGCTCTCATTTATATCTATTAACTTCCCTGAACTGGTTGTAGTTATAGTTATGAAGTCTTCTTGCGCTTCTATCGCTGCGACTCTTGCGTCACTCCAATTATAATTTTCTATATTAGGCATAAATAGCGCCCCTATTATCAAGAGTGGTATTCATAAGGTTTATTAGGTGTTCATTGTTAAGTACGTCTACATCAGGTTCAGAATATTCATAAGCCATCCACTCAACACCATGAACATCTTTCGCTGTCATTGTTACGATATTGGCCATATATTCAGGCACGAAATTAACCTCTATTGATCTTTTTGATGTTAGGCTGCTTAGCAGCTTGTGAGACTGCGCCCCGAATGCGGATATGCTTGATACGGCAATTGTGGTAGCTACCGCTGTACTCCTTAGCCCCCTTAGAAAATCTCGTCTATTCATTTACTTTTCTCCACTATGATGAGCTAGCTTTTCGACTTCTTTGAGCCTTTTTTCTAACTCGATTACCTTTAATTCCAAATCTTTGTTTGGTTCTTCTATCTGATGAGCGATATGCTTAGCCCATGCGTCAATAACTTCTTTGAATCCTATATTGTTTAATGCAACCGATAAAACCAAGAGTGAGCCAGAGAATACTAACACCGGTTTAGCGGCGTATTGCTCTAACCCTTTTATAGTTGGTCGTTTCATTCGTGCTCTATTTGTGGGTATGCTGGTTGAAATGTTGAATTAGGTTCATGGCCTACTTGTTCAAACCTAATCATCTGCTCTATTTCATCAGCGCTCTCATAAACTTCTATACCTTTAGTATCACCTGTTACACATACTATGGAAGTGTTATCTTTATTGGGTTTAACTATAGTTATATTAGAGGCAACAAATAAGGCTTTAGAGCCTCCGCCTTTAATTGCTTTTAGTCTAATAGTCTTAATCATTAATTAAGCCCTACAATGCCTGTTGCTGTGGTTCCTGTGCTTAGTATTCGTTTAGGTTGAACAGGCAATAAAGTACTTGCTACTACTGTGAATGTTACATCATTATCATTTCTATCTCTTAATGCTACATTTCCAGCGGTTGTTATCCATATAGCTCTAAAGTTAACATCGGTTGAGTCGCTTGGTGTGACTGATTGCCATAGTGTTGCCGCTTTAGTTTCGCCCTGACTCATATTGAGATACCTATACCTATGCTCATTTTTTGGATTTTGTTTAATACTTCTTCAGCCACTCCAGCCAATATACCTGCATAATGCCTTAGTAGTGTTTGTCTATCACCTTGATCAATTGTATTGTCAGGCAATGGCAGTAAATTAGTTGCTATTGCTAATACTGAATTGCGCTTTACTGCGGTATCAATAGCCATTAACTATACCTATTGATTGTTTCAGTGATCGAGCCTTTAACTTTTACACCTAAGTTGGCAGCGTTTTCTATTCTACGCTCTACAATTGCTCTAAACTCTGATTTTCTAGCGCCGTTTACCATTAAACTCATTTCTTCGTAACGCTCAGCGATTCTAAGATGCTCTACAGCTTGCGCTTGATTCTTTGCCTTGTGCTTAGCCTCTTTGCTAGCCTCAACCTCTAAAGCCGCTTGTAGCTCCATATTGAGCTTTTCAGAGTGTTTAAGTTTGGCTTCTGCTGCTCTGGCTTTTTCGTTAGCAATATCTTCTTTGCTCGGTTTTGATGTGAATAAGTCGAAGAATCCCATTATACGAATTTTCCTTTGGTAAAGGTGGTAGCGTCATCACTTACTGTTGATGTGCCTATTGTAGCAGAATCAGCATCATTTCTTAATAGTGTTGTGGTGGCGGTTTGGGTCATTTTGTTTCTACCCAATGTAAATGCGTAAGTAAGCATATTCTGATAGGTGGTAGTAGCTGCGGGTACGCTTGACGGTTGAGCATGAGTATCTACCTCCATTACATCGACCATTTCAGCGTTTATCTCGCTTGCCGTAGGTAGTGCTGCGATTAGTGTTGGTATATCGTCAGATTGCAATTCGTTAGTATCAGCCAATATCGCCTTAGCGTCGGTGCCTAGCACAGAATTATCAGTTAGCGTTGGCGAGCCTGTTCTGTTGTCCGTTAGTGTTCCAATTACCCCCGAAATACTAACCGTCCCACTAACCCCGCCTAAGACAATATCACCGCCGGCTACCGAATGCAGGTTTAACGTATCGCCCGCGGCCATATTAGCCACAGTTAGGTTGCCTGCCCACCTCTCCATATTAACGGTTGCGCCGCCTAATGATGCAAAATCGAGTGTAGTTATTCCAGTTGCCCCTGCCGCTTGACAGTCGACCATTGGATATAAACCCGCCTCGGTCAACGTAAATGTTCCAACTAATCCAGAGCCGCCCAAAATAGCACATCTATCACTAGTCACATTAGTTAACGAGCATCCAACAAAGGTCATAATACCAGTCCCCGCTCTAGCCCACGTTCCAGCTATGAACCCTCCGTTAATTCTGGTTGAATCACAGTTTTGACTGCCACCGTTTAATGTGCATTGAACATTGCTAATATTGTAGCCCTGTAAAGCTGCTGTTAATGTGATTGAGTTGCCTGGATGCAGGTGTATAAAGCTAGTGCCTAAGTTGTCGGCAATTGTTTGACCGTTGTCAAAATCATCACACTGGTTTGCAAATATCCCGTCCACGCCTTGTGTTGTGCCAGTTGATGTTCCGTTTGACTCATCAACCCACACTGTCCCATTTTCATATCCCATTGTGCTAGTAGCAGCAACCGCCACGCCGTAAACTCTAGCAATAAACAGCTCAGGATTAGATTGTGCCGAACAAACAAACCTTAAGTAAAGGTTGCCAGCCTCAGAAGCCCCTAAAGCGCCAGTATGCTTTAAGAATGGGCTAAAAGAGAATTCATTTAATGCTGTGCCATTTGTTCCACTGATAACGCCTACAGTTTCCCAGTCGGCTCCTATATGGTCGTAGAGTTGAATATTAACCTCGTCATTGCCTCCTGTTGCTCTAGCGTCAATAACTACTGACGTAAACACGTTGGTAGCACCTGCTTCTATCTTATAAACTAGATCAATAGCATCTCCACTATCAGGTATTTGGTGAACCGTAGTTAGATCTGACTCTGTGTTAGCAAAAGTGCCAACTGGTGTACCACCCACAAAAGCCACCGAACTAGGATCAATCGCTGCGCTTGTATTATCTGCTGTTACAGGGTAGTTAAATCCAGAGCTTGATCCTGAGCTAATAGCCCCAACTTGGCCTTGTGTGGCTGGCGCCAAATCATCGGTGTAGCCTGTGCCATCATACATAGCCTCTAGGTTATCTGCTGCGGTAGCGTCTCCGCTTATTTGAGTCATATTTGCAATCACCAAATCCGCTGCTGGGTCAAAGTAATCTGCTGATACCAATGTTCTAGCGTTAAATTCTGATACTGTTGGAAGGTCGGCTACATCAGCACTAACGCTTGCTCCAGCTGGAGCGCCTAACCTAGCAAATGAGTCACCCGTTTGAGCGGTTCCACCTAGATTATTAAAGGTTCCTGTAAGCAAGGCATCAAAAGCGGTAGCGGTCAACACTACATAAGTATTTTTAACTGCCAGCGCTCCAGCAACGTGAACATATATTTCCAATTGACCAGCCGTGTCGGTGTCGGTAGCGTCCAAAGTGCACTGGTAAACGCCATTAGATATAACTGTTGCACCGCCAGAATTTTTATTTGCTAACGTGGTTGCGCCATGCTTCCTAATTTTAATGTCGGTGTTGGCTATAGTTAGCCCACCCTCTTCCGTATCTCCATCAGTGGAATCTAGGAACGGCCCTAAGCTTATTTCTTGACTTGCTGTTGATTGTCTTAGCCACATTTAAAGAATACCCTGGTTTCGTAGATGGTTTATTATAACAGGAATTGTTACCCCGCCACCACCAGCCGCCTCATTGTAGATAGTATAACCGTGTATCCCGCCTATTGCCGTGCCGGTAGTAGTTGCAGAAAGGCTAAATGATGTTAAGGCGGTTGTTACATCCCTTGTGAAAAGCCTAAACTCTCTAAATGCTGGTGATGTGATGATTGTGTCCGCAAATCTTTCTGTGAACCCTGCCGGAGGAGTCCAAGATGGGGCTCCTCCACCAGTATTGGCTGCGTGATGCCTCCAATAAACAATACATGAGTTGGCCGGCGCGTCAATTGTGAAAGATGGTGAGTTGTCTACGTTGTAGGTGGTGCCGTCACTTGAATCGTGAGGGGTTGTTTGATCTACGCCACTAATCGTTAGCGCATATCCTGAGTTATCTGTTAATGCTGAACTGAATGTGCAGCTTAAAGTATTTGAGCTGGTAGATGGGTTAACAACATCAGAAAGGCTTCCTACTGGATCGCCGCCACCAGTCAAATTAATTGTAACATCTGAGCGCTCTGTTAAAGACGTGCCGCCATAATCTTGAGCTGAGGTTGTGGTGGTTCCACTCCTATAGCCCGTAACTGTCCAGCTAAGAAGGGTATCAGTACCGCTAGCTGCTGAATAGCTGCCACCATTAGAGGCGGCTGCACCACTAACAAATGTTGCTGCCATTAATTATCGCCGTGTAATTGATTATGCTTCTTAATTGCTTCACATTGAGTATTCATGCGCTCTTGGTAGCTGATTATATGAATCTCTACCTTGTTAAATACTTCGTCAGACATTGAGTTTAATTCTTCATCACTCATTCTATCAGCAAGTGATTTCTCAGGATATAGCACGCAATTTAGGTCGCTATGTGCAATTTCTAAGGTGCTACAGCTTTGAAGCGCGATCACGCCTACTAGCAAACTGGCTATTTTTAACCTTTTGATTAATTCGTTTTTGTTCATCTTTCCTCAATTCCTGCTCGAATAATTCTTGTTCTGCGTCGATTTCTTCGATAGCGTCTTTGATTTTTACTTCATGCTCTGCCTTTTCTCTTTGGCTTTGCTGGTGTCTACCCCAAACTAACAGGATTCCGCTTAATGCCGCGAAGAATGCCGCCACCTTTAACCAAATACCTTTAAGCATCTTTCTTATGCTCCTTAGACCAGTTACGCCCGAAGTAAGTTGCAGCTACAGGTGATAGAAATAAAGCTAGTCCCGAGTAATCTGGGGACTCTTGCATGAAGATTTTAACAAGGCATGATATTAAAGTTATCCAATACGCTATCTTAGCAGCGCAAATCTTGCCGGACTTATCTTTTACCATGTCATTCATTAATAACTCCAAATTGTAGGCCGTAAACCTTCTTCCAAGTCGTCAAGGTGAATAAACCTTCCTTCGCCCTTTTGCTTTATTCCAATACCAGTAAATCCATGCTTTAAGGCTAATTTTAACACTTTATAAGCTTCACCTCTATCGCAAACTATATCAACCGCTTGACCGCTTGCGTGCGTCTGGGTAAACCCTCTAAGGTTGTTGTATTCTTCACACCTGTAGCCTGATGATACTAGCAAAGGGCTTCCGTGTTCTTTTCTTAATGCATTTAATCTATCAAGCGTTTCTTGCCTAAAACAATACTCGTCGCAATGCGAACACCTTAACTCTGATTCTGAAAAGTAATTCATTTAAAGCCCAAATAAGCCAATATTCCAGCAACACCTACCGCATTGACAACATTAGTCCAGCGCTCTATTGTGTTTTTGCCGTTCGCTTGGCGTTCATTAATTAGTATTAGTTGGTTGGCAATTTCGGTTAGCTCTTTACCTTGCTCGCGTTGGTTTTGATCGAGCCTTTCCATTCTAGCTTGGTCATACTCTCGATCTTTTCTTGATTCGATATGGCTTTGAGTTAGCGTTGTAACAGTCTCGACAAGCTTATCTAGTTTAGCGTTCGATTTGTCCTGACTCTTTTGAGTTGCTTCCTGATGAGCTATTAGCAATCTTTCGAAGCCGTTCAATATTGCGTGAGTGTCTGCGTCTATCTTGTCTGTGCCGCTCATAGTAACCCCTAGAAAACCAGCCTATCGCTAGTCCGAAAAAGAACACCGATAAGCCCTGAATGATTATTAAAGCGCTCAAGTGTCCTATTTCCATTAGTTAATACTCGCATGTAGCCTAGACAAGCTAGCATGATGCCGCCTGCTATATATGAGTATGAATTATAAACGATTTTAGGTATTAGGTCGCTAATGAAGTAATGCGACGCAACAATATTTAACAAAACATTGATAGCTAAAAGCGCAATAATTATTAGGTGAGCATTGGATTTGTATAGTTTATAGATTAAAGCTACATTAATAATGTTGTAAAGCTGATAGATTACCCAGTTGTTTTCGGCTCTAAAATCTAAAAGAAAGTAATGGTACACAACATCAGGCACAACAAAAAAGCACAGCACAAGAAATGCTATGCTCTTAAATCGCTCTCTGCATTTTGAGAAAAGATACAAAGCAATCAGGATGCAGACACCATCAAACATCTTTTTTGTCTGACCATCTACGGTTGAATTTCTCGTACTCATCGATTTTAGGCGGTGTTAATTTGTGGCCGCAAAGCTCACACTTTACCGTATCAGCTGTTGGCGCTTCTTTTGGTGGCTTTTTGTCGCCGTCTTGACCCGTGGGACACATTTTACGCTACTCTCAAATGATTCTTGGTGCTTATTTCTGACAATACAAACCCGTAACGCTTAGCTATTGCTATCGCTTGCTGGGTAGATCCAATCCCAGACAATACAGTCTTGTTATTTTCTGAGATTCGCCACCGTTTATTGAATACGGATAGCCTGACCATCTTATTGTCATTATTCTTACACCTTGATTAAAAGATAGGTAATTATAGCACGGCATAAAAAAACCGCCAATCTGTTAGGAGGGGCGGTTTAGTATTATCGGATAATCTTTAGCTTATCGATTCTCTTGGAAAAGTTTTTGCTTAAGCAAATACCCTTCCAGACTCCATATTTTATTTTTCGCGTTCGCTCTGGCTATTTTCCTTCCAAGATCCGCATTAAAATTTTCAGGACTTGCGCAAGCAGACTCGCCTATAACGGTATATCCATTTTTTAATGTAAGTAAGCATGCTGTAAACGTAGTGCCTGGAAAGATATGGAATTGCTCATGTAAAATAACGTTTTCTAAGGACTCTTCGGTGACTCTTGGAGCTGTCAGACCTTTGCTAATAATTTCTTCTTCAATTTGTTGATCATTCATCATTTTTTACCTATTTTCAGTCATGCTCGATATTGAGCTTAATTATTATAACGGTTATTGGCTAGAGTCGCAATTTAGGGCCGCTTATTCCTTATGGTTGACAGCGCTAAGCTCTAATTCTTTGATTTTTTCTTTGATTTTATTTATTTTACGGTTGCCAAATGGGCCTTTATAACCTCCGTGTTCTGGTTTAAGCGCGTACCACTCCATAATTTCATATAAATTATTAATTTCACTTACTATCTCATCAGCGTTCACACTCATCATATATTCCTTATTGTTAATAAAAAAGCGTCTAGCCTAAAGTGAGAGTTGGGATATTCGGCCAAAACCCACAGAAAAGAAGTGCTAGACGCTGTTAAGCTTCTAAATCTCTAATTTGCTTGTTGAATTCTTTTCTCATTTCAAATAGTTCTTGACCAGTCCACTTTCTTACTTGATCAGTCTCACAGTATTCTATTATCTCTTTAGCTCTGTCAGCGCCAAACCTCTCAGCCAGTCCAACTTTATAGCCTCGAGTGTTTTTATTGCCTTCAATATTCCCACTTAGCCCTTTGTTACAGTATCGATTACATTGCAGATAACTGTTCATAGGGTCGAACCTTAATCCACCTTGAGAGCCTACCGTTTTAAAATGTCCATTACACCAGTCCATATTCTTTTTTCCACAACTTATACACTCAGGCTCCAAACCTCTTTGTTTGAACCACTCAAACTCTTGTAATCGTCTAAGCTTATTAAATACAGGCTGTGTTAGCTCTAGCTGCTTCTTGACATCATTAATATTAAAAAGCTTTCTTTCTAGGTTGTTTTTTTTCTTTTTTGCCGCTATTTGCCTCTTAACCGCTTTTTTTCCCTTATTGGCCGCGTACTCAACAATGCAATCCTGAGAGCAGAAGTTGCCCGCGGGTAGATTGGTCATAGATTCACGCTTGAACCTATCTTTACAGTTGCAGCATTTTAGTTTAGCGTTTGGCATTATTTACAATCAATCCCATCATAATGCGGAAATGGCATTGAGACGCCGTGATTCTCGCCCATATGCCTATTAATAACCTCATAGACCTTGCTTACCTGTTTAGAGCTTAAGCTGGTTGTTGACTTCTTTTTAAACATAGCTATCTGAACAGGTCGCCATACTGATTCTTTTATCGAATCACCAGACCAAGGAATACTTGCAGCCGTTGCTAGGGTTTTCTGCATATCAAGGCCAACCTCATTTAATGCTTTGGCTAATAAAGAGCAAAACACGTGTAGAGCTTTATTTTGCTGACTGGTTCTATATTGCTCTTCATCTTCAATGATGCAGGTTAATCTTTGATTTGCTATATAGCCTGCTCGCATTTCTTCGACCATAATGTCGAACTCTTCAAGATTGGTTACTTGTTTTTTAGACATAACTCACTTGCTCTTGTGTTTGGTTATTCATTATTCATCCTCAGCGGGTTGAAATGTTATTTGATGGACGCATACAACTTTAAATTCTTTCTTACAGTCGAGATTCGGACAAACCAATTCTGACTCGTCACAATCACCGGTATGAACTGTTTTACCCGTACCAGCGTACCAAGTTTCTTCATCATCAAACTCGTACCCGCAATGAGGGCATGTAGGCCTAAAATTCATTTCTCGTTACCTTTCTTATGGTTGGTTAAAAGGCTCGGTTTTATGCCACCATCTATCAATCCTTTTATTAGCCACTTCATTTCAGAACCTTCAACGTCTAATCTGTAGGGAATTTCGCTACCGCTTTCAAAAAGTTGGATCTCGTCACTGTGGCAATCGCAAGCGCACATACACCATCTGGT